ATACCCATCACCTGTAGTAATATTAGACGTACCGGTACCTGTTGGTTTTACTGTAGATGGAATATTATTGTTATTAGATAAGCATTTGTAAACATTATAATCACCAGAATTCTCTGCTAATACATAAAAATCTTTAGAAAACAACATATTATCAGAGGATGAATATGCAGCATATGTAATACCAGAAGTCCAGTTAACTCTACGAATTGCTTTCTTAAAATCTGCAGATTGAATTCTTTTCCATGCAGCAGATGTGCTGTAATAAGAAAACTCTTCTTCAATAGTTTCCTGAGGAGTATCTGGAGCTGCTTCATCTGCCCAAGCAGTTGTCTTACCAATAGCTGCATACACATAAGTTGGAGATGCTTCTGATAAAGATTCTAAAAACTCATTAAGAGTATAGTTTCTTAGACCTGTGTTAATTCTTGCAACCATATATGATATTCATTCCTAATGTGTTTTATATATTTATTAGTTGATAATTAAACTATTTCTATTTCAGCATCTGGCACAAAGTTGAATGCTTTTACTTTTTCAAGATCTGATACAAAATTATTTAGTTCAATATCATAATAATGGTAGATAGCAGATCTTGAAGATTGTAACCAGAATTTACCATTATCAAAATCTTCAAATGTAGGGCCTAGTGAGAAGAAGTTTTCTGGAGCAGATGGAACTTCATCTTTAAGAGGTAACCAATTAAACGGTGTAGATAAATCTACAGTAAATTCCCACCCAATTCCTAGATTAACATCTAAGTTTAGCATAACATCATTATACAGATCAATATCTGAGTCAATTGCACCAAAAAATATCATACCAGCAGGATGTACTAATCTTTTAAGTAAATCTCTATATGATGATATAGATGCACCGGATTTAATAACATAAGAGAAGTCTTGATAGTAATAACTATCTTGTAATCTTTTATCCCAGCTTAAAAATCCATCAGTATTTTTATATAAGCCTGTATAATTACAGTTTGCTCCTAATACAGCGGTGAGAGTAGCATTTCCATTACCAATAGCAGTACAATCAAGCGTTGGTATATTATTGTAATTAATACCAAATGTTGTAAGTTCCACTTCTTTGATCCCACCAACTAGTGGACCTACTGCAGTTAAATTGGCTCCCGCCCCTGCAGAAGTGACTGTTATAGTAGGTAATGATCTATATCCAAAACCTTTAGACAACATTTCAATAGAGGTGATTTCACCTGATGAAACAGTTTGTACTTTTGCAAGTGCAGTATTAGCACCTATCACACTACTAAAAACAACCTGATCACCTACAGAGTATCCACTACCTCCATATACAATATTAACAGATTCTATTCTGCCCTTTGTGATAGATTTAACTTTACAAGCAGCTTCAATACCTGTGATTCCATTATTAACAGTAATAGAATCCCCAACTATATAACCAGTTCCAGCATTTAATATATTAACTGATTGTAGTATACCATATGTTGTAACAGAATTATCAGGTATATAATAAGTAATATTTTTATATGTTACAATATCAGCACCAATAAATGGTTCATCTATATGAAGAGCAATTCTCTCATTAGATACAAAATTACCAATACTTTCAGATAAAAATATTTCTATAACTTGAAAAGCTCCAATATAATAAGAAACAGCATATTCCACAGTTCCTGTAGCAAGAGTAGTTTCACCAATAATCTTTGTATTAGCAATATCTAAATATTTTGTGGAGTATGAAACTCTTATAGATTTTCTCTTCACCCATTTACCATCAGATGCTCTTAGTATATCAACTTTAGGGTAATAAAATGTTGCATCTTGATTATACAAAGCTTTAATAAGAAATCTTACAGAGTCTTCAGTACCTTTAGATTTATAAAAATCTCTAATAAGCTTTGCAAATAATCTCTTACTAACTACAATATTCTTAGGTATATCATTAAGATACACATCATATAGGGCATTCACATTATCGGATACATCAATATCAAATATATTATCAATAGTATCTATACTATGAAATAAGTTTTCATCAAGCCAGGTATAATAATACTCTAGAAATTTTACAAATTGCGGGTAATCAGATTTAAGGTACTGAGGTATTCTCTCAATACTAGATGGTGTAATAAAACTGTTTGGTAATGTTACCACTTTGTTTAAATCTCAGCAATCATATTAATGTTTATATTTGTATCTTCAAGCAATAAAATTTGATTTCTAGCTGTATTAAGATCATTAGTAGCTGGCGTTACTATAATATCAATAGTTTTATCAGTTTTAATAGTATCATAGAATGATGTAGATGTTATAGTTACAATACCTGTAGTATAATCTACTATACCAATATTAGGATTTACATTATATGTTTTAACATTAGAAATAATAGTATAATATCTAACTACACCTAAACCATTATCTTCTATGTAATATACTACAGAGTCATTACTAAGATTAAATCCAGTAGATGATAATGTTGAAATTTTTATAGGGTTGTTGAAATAAATTTTATATGTTAATGATGTACTAAGAGTCGGATTTAAAATATTTTTAATCCGAATAGTAGTATCATTAGATAAAATAGCTTTGTCTACATTATCAATAATATTAATAAACTTAGAATATCTAAATGTTTTATCAAATTGATTTATTTCAGTTGAACCATATGTAAGAAGAGTTGTTCTAATATTTGTTCTGAGAGCATTTTCAGAGGTGAGAGCATTAGATGAATTATATTTAACTGTAGAATTTACAATAATGCTTGTATAATCGGGATCTACTACTTCTGGTGTTACTGTTGCAATAACATACGGTTTAAGTAGTGTTTTTGTAATATAATCTTTTTCTGTATCAGATATAATAAAATACTGTTGTGGTTTGATAGAGATAAACACTTTACCATATACAGTAGGTATATTATCTTCACCTCCCCAGACTTTTACAGATTCAGCAGGTGCATAATTTTCTTCAATTAAAGATTTAAAGTCATTAATAGTGACTGCTCTATTTTGAGTTTGAAAATCTCTTATAGCAGACGTTCTGACAGATTCATCATCCTGCTTAACAGATCCACCAAAAGCTTTTGTGATAGTAGTAATAGTTACGTTATTAAAAACAGATATATTATCTGTTAAAGTAAATAGTGAGCATCCATTAGCATTTGCATCATTAGTAATACCATATTCAAATATAACGATATTTCCATTAACAGGTTTTTTGCCTAAAACATCATCACCAAATTCAATTTCATAGAATCCATCTTTATTTTCATGAATAAAATAAACTAATGAATTACTATTTAATGTAGTGGATTTTGTATTCTTATTATAGGTAGTGAAAGCTGGAGAGTTTATAGACTCTTGAACTCTAATATTAATTGCATCTATATCTACGTTCTTAGAAGGTATAATATAATTTTGATCAACTAGAGTATCTACAGTATATTTGTAATTATATTGAGTACCTTCAATAAGTTCCATATTCTGCACAATATAATTTTGAAGTGCATATGCAATATATGTAGTTTTAGTGTAGAACTGGTATGTTACATTATCTTTAATAGCATTAAATTTAGTACCTTTTGGTATTACAATAGTAGAAGGATTACCTGTTGGTGTATTGAATTGTAAGTTTATAATAGCAGTAGCTGCAGATACTGAACCTGGTAGATAACCAAGCATTTTGCAATGAGAAGCAATAGAAGATCTGAGTTGTGCAGAGTCAATAAACATTTCATTTGATAACATATTAGCGTAGTATGCCATGTGGTGTGTATTGTATGCAAGTATATTCATCAATACAGATAGAGAGGACCCTTCAAAATCATAATCTTGAAATTCACTTTGATCTTTAAAGTAGTCTTTTAATGACTGCTTAATACCTTCAGGATCTAGATTAGTAATGTTTCTTAAAACTGTACTCATATAAGTGGTTCTATCTAATCTGTTTCAATAAGAAATTAAAGGTAAATGGTAACTCTATGTTTTTAATAAAATATGATATAAAGCAATCATATGCATTATTATCTGAATCTGCTTTAATCTTAACTTCAGATAATTCTACTCTTGGTTCATAATTTAATATCATCTGTTCAATATGCTGCTTTATATTAATTGCAGTCATAGGACCCACATTCTCAAATAACAAAGATCTTATATTTGATCCAAGATCTGGATAATATGGAAATTCAAAATAATTTAAATTAACTAAATTTCTTAGAGATTGTTTAATAGATTCATTATTTAATTTCACACCAACATCACTAGTAACAGGATGCCTAGTAAAATTGAGATCAAAATCTTTATATCTAATGGATGTAGTATTGTTCATATACTACATTATTTATTGTATTCTAAATGAAAATATCTTTTTGTAATTGTTCAATGAAATCTTTAGTTTCAATTACAATATAATCATTATTCGATTTTGTAATTCTACTCTTTAGATTAAATAATTTAATAGTAAGTTTAATACTAAATTTTAGTAATTTTATTACTATCCACGCTAAAAGATTATAGGT